TAGCGACATACAACTAGACTACAACTTTATTCAACCACAACAATTTAAACTTATAATGGACAGGGAGTTTCCGGAGTATCAATACACCAATAATCTCTGTTCATTAATTAATTATTCAAGACATGAAATGGATGAACTTAATAAGAAGTTAACTAGGTTTGTTAACGGATTGTATTAATGCTATAAATTACTTAACACTTTATCTATTATTTTACCCACCCTACTTTCTGATTCTAGTTGGTCACCTTTTGGCCCAACCTGATTATAATAAGGTGTATGTTTTTTTTCGGACGCATTAGGGTCAATATATCTTAACTCATTTGCTGCTCTTTCGTAGTCACCTTCTCTTATTGCAGAAGCAAATCCTTTAAAACTCATTAATCCTTTTTTTTCTTGAAGACTACCTCTACCCATATTAAAAGCCATTTCTATAATGGAATCTTTTATACTTTGTGGAGAATTTAAAATACCATTTGCTTCCATATAAACATTTGCATCTTTTTTGGCTTGAGAGTATTTTTTATTAAATTTCTCGTTAACAAAATTTATTTTTTGTTCTTCATTTAATTTAATGTAATCATTATATTCTCTGTCTGTTATTTGTGTTCCATAACCAACAGTATATTTATTTTCTGTTACTTGGGTACCATCCCTTTCTGTATATTGTAATTTATAAGGTTCTAAAACTAATCCACCTTCATTTTCTTTTATTTCATTAGCTAAAGAATCTTCTAAGTTTATTAAACTTTCAGCCATTATTTCTTCACCAAGCTTCCACCAAAGTACAGTCCCACTATTGAAGACATAAGGTGAGTATCGAGTGGTGTAATCACTACACCTGCAAATGCTCTGTCCATTAGTATTTCTTTCTTCTCTATCAGAAACAAAAAACCCGGTTTAAATTCTGTCCATGTTAATATAACAGGTATATCTAAAAGCACAGGAACTATCTTAGGCCATGCAATAACAAAGAAGACAGCCGTTAAAGCTATGATTCTTCTTGTCCATTGAAAGCCTTTGTTCTCATATGTTCTTGCTTTTTCTACAAAAGACATTTGAGTTTCTGCTCTTGCTAATAACATCTTTTGTTCTTCTTGTTTTGCTTTAATACTCTGGCCCCATATGGACATTACTCCACCTAGTAAGCTAGAGCCTAGCATTGTAATCATTTCTACTGGTAATCCACCTAACATTATTTTTCCTCCCCATCTGATAACTTATCGAACCACCTAAAACCATAAGGGTCCACTCCGGCTAATCTACCGAAAAAAGTCATTTGAATCTTATTTATATTTTCCATAATTTTACCTACATCTTTTACATACTCATCCTCATCCATAGAACCATCTTCAAACTTTCTAGCAACTTGTTTTATTTTAGCTTTTTGTTTTCTTATTTGTCTATCAAAATCTATTTTTCTAGACCTAGCTAATGTTTCTATACTTTTGTTACTTATCTTTATTCCAAAAGAATTAAGTAAAGCTTCACCCTCTGATTGAGGTACACGATAAGGAGACTCTTCTTGTTTCAATGCTCTTTCTAATTTCTTAGTAGAAAAAGAACCCGGAACATAAGGGAAGTTAGGTACGAGTTTTCTAGCAAACATATCTAATGCTTCCATTGTTTCTTCTACCATACCTCCATCACCTCTTCTTGCGTCTTTCTCACCTCTAAATAAATCATAACCTATTGCAGATTGTATAGCATCACCAACAATACCTAGAGAAGGCTGTAAAGGTTCTGGTAAAAAAGGAACACCTCTGTTTCCTTCAAAACTTAATACATCACCACCCGGAAATAGTCTACTAATATTTACAAATTTAGGTCTACCATTTTGGTCTTTCATTGGTATTCTTATAACTCTCTTAGGCATAAAAGGTAAGTCTCCAATATTACCTGCTTCATAATCTGGTAGTAATGCTCTTTCTATTTTAGCTTCTTCACCACCTATATAACCTTCTAAGTTAGTTAATCCATAACCTAATGCTGCATACTTAGCAAATTTTGTTGGCCTCATAATTGCAGTTTCTGCAAGTATAGGAACCATTCTATAAGTAAAAGATAAAAAAGGAGTTGCAGTATTTCTTAAAAAGTTTATAGCAGGTGCGTCTATATCATAATCTATAAATTGTTTTCTAGCAAATAGTGCTGCATTTTCATAGCTATCACCCATTCTAATTCTATACATAAAAGCATTAAGTCTAAATACATGGTCTTCTACTCTATACCAATCTTCTAATGTTCCTGTAATCTTATTTTCTTTGACTCCTTTTTTAATTTTTCTGTAGATATTTGCTGCTAATCCTATAGATGTATTCCATTCACTTTCATTTGCTTTTGTATTATATACTTTTTCCATATCTTCAAATCTAAATTTTCTAGATTCTTGTTGTATAAAGTCAGCATCCATAACTCCCATTCTTTTTGCAAGTTCTACAACATCTGATTTATATCCTGTACCATTTGCATTTTTTCTTAAAGCTGTCCATGCTTCCCCTAAAGGGTTTACTATTTTACCATCCTCTCCTTTATAAGGCAATATAGGAACGTCTGCTAAATCAGATAATATTACGTTACCAAAAATATTGTTGACATGAACTGTTGGATTCCACGCAGTCTTAGAAACCTTCCATAAACTATTTAATTTTTTGTATTGTGCGTATAGTGCGTTAGAAGAAATATCTTGGTACTTCTGCATACCTGCAATATCTTTCCAAATACTTGCCGGTACATATTTACCTGCTAGTTTACCATATCTAGGTAAATTTTTTCCTTCTATTTTTGTTAAAGGTATTTGAATATATTCTTCATTTAATAAAGGTGAAGGTCCTACCATATCTCTAGCATCAGCAATTTTAAATCCTTCTATTTCCTTTTTAGTTTTGCCAAACTTAGCTGCTACATCTGTAAAGAATTGATATTTAGCTATTGTTCTAGCTTGAATTAATCCTGTATACTCTATAGCTATAGCTGCATTTTCTACTTCACCCATCCACTTTCTTTCGGGTTTAGAATATTCCCAACGTAAAGATACAGTATCTTTATTCTTTAGTAAAGTCTGTGTACCATCTTCTTCTATTCTATATAATTTATTGTTTATTAATTTAACATCTTCAGGTAAATCCCAACCTCTATGATTTTTATCTACTACTTCATCAATAACATTTTTTACAAATCTTTGTTTTTCTAAATATTCTTTTACAGTGTAGTCTTTAAAGAATCCTCTACCCCTTAATTCATCACCTATTTTTTTGTAATCTAAATTTACAGGTCCTTTTATTTTACCACTACTTATTTCCTTTTTAACTTTTTCTAAATCTTTATATATTCTCATTAAGTATTTGCCTTCATTTAACTTAAATGTTTCCCTAGACATTATACCTAAATCGACATATATTTGTGACATTCTTTTTATCATTCCCCTTGTTTTTGCTGCAAGTCTAACTAGACTTCTTTCTGTTCCTTTTACTGCAATATCACCTGATAAAATATTATAAAGTATTGCATTTTCATCTGGAGTTAATTTCTCTGCTAACTTAGCCATCTTAACCATTTCACCCGCTAAAGAATATTCTAATCCTTGTGCATCTATTTGAAATTTTCTATAGTTTTTAGGTATACCTGCTCTGTCAACAAACCATCTAGCAAATAATTCAGGATATGTTTCTACAAATTCTACTTCTTCACCCGGTTGTCCTAATTTAGTTCTTCTAACTAAATTTAATTGCTTAGCAGTTTTACTTTTTAAAAATTTAATTCCGCCATATCCTAATGCTGCACCTGTAAAAGCTTGTGCGAATCGTGTTGCTAATGATGGGGATTTATAATCATCTTCTATATCATAGTCACCGGCAAAACCAAAAGCACCACCCGCAAAAGCAGAACCACCTTCTCCTGTCTTAGCCCCTTTTAATAATCTCTTACCTACGTGTTTTTCATAACTCTTTTGATAACCATTAAACATGGCCCCTAAAAAATTTTTAACTGGTTTAGATGTAGGTGTAGGGACATCATGTATTGCTTTAACATTAGGGAAAGGCAATTTATCTACTTTCTTTCTAAAGATATCTTTTACTGCATCAAAAATACTTTTACCTTCATCTACTATATCGGCATCTTTTCTCATTACTTTAGCTTGAGGTCCTGTTGTTGTAATAGGAGTGACTTCACCTGTCGCTTCGTCTGCCGCTTTACCAATCTTAGAACTACCGGATATTTGTACAGTTGATGCACCTCTATCCATCATTTCTTTTTTAGTTAACTTTCTGCCTAAAGGTATCATTTCACCTTTACCTGTAACCATAGTTTTTAAATTTTTTAGACCTCCCATAGCCGGAGATAATATACCTCCACCAACAGCACCTAATATAGCTTGTTTACCTCTAGAGTCTATGAAAGATTCTTCATCTACATAACCTGTAGCACCTGCTATACCACCAGATACCATCCCCATTCTTGCCATAGAATATATATTTTTTGCCTTACCAAATGGTATTAACCATGAAGCGGGGTCTAGTATTGCACCGGCAAAATAAGCTGCTGTTACTAATCCCCCATTCTCACCTCTCATTAACTCTGTAAGTTTCTGTTGATTAGCTTTCATTTGTGCTCTGTCAAATCCTGTAATTTGTTTAATACCTCTGTAAGTATCTTTTAATCCTAAACCAAATGCAAACGAATAGGCATTATTGACCTCTGGTGGGTCAACCGACTCCATATTTTCTATGAGTCCATCTTCTTCTTTTGTTTTTTTCTTTTGGGAATTGATAGAAATGGTGGGACCACCCCCTATCTCTTGAAGATAAGATTTTGCTACGGATGTAGTTCTAAATTTTTTTTCTTCTTTTTTAAGAGTTTTACCAGACTCTTTTAAATAATCACTTGCTACGGACATCTTAACTTAATCCTAGTGCTGTATTTATTTTATCAACTACGGCTGCATCAGATTCACTTAAACCTTCTGTAGATAATGCTTTTGATTTTTTTACTCCTCTTTCTTTATCTAACTTATCATAAATTTCTTTAACTTTATCTTCTGATAAAGCACTCCACTCTCTATAAGGCAGAATGTCTCTATACTCTTTTTTAAATTTAGGTTTGTCTACTTGAAAATCTACAAGTTTATCAGATTCTTCTTTTTTATCTTTTGCTACCTGTATACCTCCAGTGATAGTATCAGTTGAACCTTCTAATGCTCTTTGCTTTATTGTTTCTGCTGATAAATTTGCTTCATCTTTTTTAAATTGTTCAAGTCTATCTGTATACATTTTAACTTCATCGGGCCTATTTCTATTTTCTAAATCTTTAATTAAATTTTCCATTAGTTTAATATCTCTATTTTCAATAGCAGCACTAAATGCTTCTTCAGTATCTAGCAATATAGGAGAACCATCAACAGCATTATTTAAGAATTGTAAAGCATCACCTCTATAGGAAGGATTGTTCATCATTTCTACAATCTCTGCAATAGCTTGTGTTCTGTTTCCACCAAATCCATTATCAATTAATGTATCTGCTTGTTTATCAATTTGTGCTACATTATCTGCAAACTGTGGATTTATTATTCTTTCCCCTGTTTTATTTCCTAATGCATCAAGTTTATCCATAAAATAATTATCATAGATACTAAAATTATTTTGTACTTCTGATAATTTTAAATTTGTTTTTATACCTATACCTGCACCTGCAGTAAAATCTGTTTTTAATCTCTGTGATTCAAGAGTCCCTGCTTCTGCTTGTATATCTTTTACACCTCTATCTTCTATATCTCTTGTAAACAAAGTAGAAGTACCTTTAAATAAACCTACTTGGTCTTGTAAATTTTGATTTAATTCTGATTCTTTTAACTTTAAACTTTCTTGTCTTGATTGAATAAATCCTGTATCGGCGGGTGCTGCGTCTTTGTATTTATCTAATTCTGTTCTAATTTCGTTTGCGTTCATTCTATCAAATATAGATAATCTACTTGGGTCTGTTCCTACAAAACTATTTAATGCAGGTAAGTAATCATCTCCTGCTGCAGTAGCTACTGTTTTAAAGGTATTTATATTAGCTTTTTCTTCATCATAATATTCATTATATTTTTTTTGTATTTCATTTTTTTTGTTTACTGCTTTTTCTCGATAGGTATCTATCCTATTTCTCATATCTTCTCTTTTTTCTTCAATGCCTGTTAAAGCACCTGTAGCTATTTGTCTAAAAGTTCTTGAACTTAATAATCCCATTATTCTTCCTCCTTCTTAGGCTTACCCATTAAACCTGTGTTAGGTGTTTCATCTTCTACTTCTTTCATTTTATCTTGTTCTTTAGGGGATGTTTTAATTACAGTTCTAATTAATTGTTTTGTTTCATCTTGTTTAGGTTTACCTAATTTCATTTTTTCAATACCTGCATTTTTACCAATAGCCATGACCATTTTTGCAACAATAGGTGTTAATAATAATCCTGTATCAGGGGTAAACTTACCTTCTACAAATCCTGCAAATATAACTACCTTTGTTATTTCTTCTACAGTTAGTCCTGCTTCTAATAATATAATTACTTTTTCCATTGCAGCATCGGAATGTAAACCTTCCCATATCTGCATAGATGCATCTTCTACTGTAGCAAATTGTGGTGCATGTTCCCAAGGATAATTCTTAGGCGTATCTGTTAATGATTGACCCGGTACTGGTGCGTCAAATGGATTAGTTGTTCTTTCTGCCATTACACATCCCCCATATAATCTCTTAAATAATTATCCCAAAACTGTTGTGTTTGTTTGTAAGATACTTGTTGTATCATTGCTGCTTGACCCGGTTCTGCTAAAGATTGACTATCTGCAAATCCATAACTGTCTACACCCATTTTGTATTGGTCAAAGTCAGGTCTATAACTTTTAGCTTTAGGTAATCCTCCATCTCCGGAATCTCCTCCACCTAAAAAGTTTTTACCTACAGATATTAATTGTGTTAATGTTGCTATGTCCATGTTTTACTCCAATATACTCTCAAATATTTCTAAACCTAATCTACCGATTAAACCATTTAATGCAGCTTTACTATCTTCATCATATAAAGCCATTGTTGTTTCTCTTTCTAATGCAGCCATTGCAATGTTATGTGCTCTGTCTTTATTATTTTCAGATGATGTATTTACCCATGATGCTTCATCTCTCCATTGTTGCCATAGTGAGGATAACGCAAAGTTAGATATCTGTAATAAGTTTTGTGCGTCTGTCTGATTAGCTGCGTTAATAGCTGCAGTATTTGCAGTGTTAACTTGTCTTCTCCAAGTTACATTTGATTGGTCAATAACTCTTTGATTTTCTACATTAAATCTTTGTCTTTGGTCTTGTAGTTGAGAATTAAATTGATTAATGGCAGCTTCTCTTTGTGCGTCTGATTCATCTACTGCTAATTGATTTTGTGCATTTTGTGCAGATATCTTATTTCTTTCTGCTGTTGCGTATTGATTCATTGCATCTGTTCTTTGAGCATTAGCTGTTCTAACAGATGTATTTAAGTTAGAAAAGAATTGGTCTGTTTGTGCTTGACTTTGTGAATTAAACTGTGATGCTGCATTTGTTGCTGCTTGGTCTGAGAATAAAGATTGTTGTCTAACTTGTAAGTTAGCTAAACTTGTTTGTTGATTATTATTTAAGTTAGCCATATCCATTTGTAGATAGGCATTAGCATTTGTTAGAGCAGCTTGTTGTCTATTATTTAAATTAGCAAATATTGCTTCTTTATATGTAGCTGCGTCTTGTTGTGCAATCGGAATAGAAGCTGATATAATACCTTGTGCTAAAGCTTCTGCTGCAATACTAGAAGCACCTAGTCCTCTTTGTTGCATAGCTGCATCTACTAATCTTTTGGCCCCTGAAGCAAATGCCGGTAATGATGTGCCTTGATTAACTGCATTGTTAATTGATTCAGATATGTTAGCTAGTTGTCCTTGTACTGTAGCTGCAGGTGGTAGTGAAGTTAAATCTTGTTGTGCTGCAACCATAGGTGCAGATACTGTACCCTGTGCTGCTGTAGCTTGTGGAATATTAGCTGCTGTTGTTGCTGCACTATAATCATAAGTATTGGCTGCAGGTGCTGCTGTTTGAGATACTTGCGTAGCTGTTGGTACTGCTGCTGCTTCTATTGTAGGTGCAACTGTAGCTGTAGGTGTAGCTGCTGCTACTGTTCCTTGAAGTCCGGGTGTTGTTTGTAATTGATTAGGTGTTACGGATTGTAACGCAAGATTAGGTAGTACTTGTCCCCCCTGTGGTAATGTTGGTTGTCTAACTGCAGCACCCACCTGTGCTTGTGCAAACTGTGATGGGTCTGTTAATGTTTGAGTTGTTTGAGTATTTGTTGTTGTTGGAGTAGTTATATTAGCATCCATAAATGTTTTATAAGCTTGTTCATCTCCAAACTGTTGTTTTTGTTGTTCTGTTAAATCCCCATACGATTTATAAGTTGCCATTAATTTATACTCCCTTTAATTAGATATGCTTCCATCCATACTATTTTTTCTTTTATAACAGCAATGTCTTGTTGCATTTGTGTAACTGCATCTACTTTATTTTCTACAGCTTGTAATCTTTCAGACCACATACCCCATGTCATAGCTAAACTTGCTATTAATACCAAATATGGTAGGATTGTTTTTATATCTAGTTTCATTATTTCATTCCCGCTAATGGATTAGCTAAAGTTTTTTGTATAGTATCTGCTACCTTATTTTCTAAGTCAGTCATATCTTGTTCTATTTCTTTTACAAGTTCTTTTAATTCTTTTTCATTAGTTCTAGAGTCTTCTTTAACTCTGGTCTCGACATCTTCCACGATAGTCTCAATTCTGCGGACATCCCCTTTAAGGTCGTTCTTCAATTCTTTTGCAACATCAGCCACTAGGTTTACTTCATCTAATATCATAGATAGTTCACTTTGTAGCATAGTTACTTCTTGTTGTACTAAATCTATTCTCTTGTCATAATCAGAAAGGTCAGGACTTACAAATGAATTTATCTTTTTTTCCATCAAAAGATATCTTTGATATACTTCGAAGCCACCCCATAGGCCACCAATAAGTGTACCTAGTAGTGGAATGATAAGTAGTAGCTTTGAGCCACCTACCTTTATTCCTTTGTATTCTACTTCTGCCATTTGTCTCCTATCTATTATATTGACTATCTACTATTTGATTAAATGTATTATCACTATCCATTGTCATAAAATAGTTTGCTATATTATTATCTGCTATTGTTGTATCAGTT